TTTTAATAATTACTGTTCGTTTTAAAATTAAAGAAGAAAGGAGAAAATAAATGAATAATGTAAAAACAATTCTTTTAAGAATACTTGCAGTGTTTGGTGCATCTGGCCTAGGGGTTATTGGCGCAGGAGCAATTGCTGGGGTAAATCTTCCTAAAGCCATTTTTATGGCGGGAATTGGGGGGGTTGCAAAAGTAGTACAAGGTCTTGCAGAAGCATATCTTGATGATGGAAAACTTGATGCTGAAGAAATTGATCAAATATTCAATGGTCCATCAAAACCAGCATCAAAATAAGCCATAATGTATAATTGCAATAGGAGGATTTATGAAACTTAGTAAAGATACACAAGCGATGATTGCTTCATATGCTCGAAGCTTTTTGGGCGCTGCAGTTGCGACATATGCTGCAACACAAGATTGGAAGGCTGCTTTAAACGCTCTTTGGGCCGCCGCTCTCCCAGTTTTGATTAGATACGTGAATCCAAAAGATATCGCTTTCGGAAGAAAGGAAGAAAAGAAAAATGCCTAGAGAATATACTGGAAATAAAGATGGTGTTTCTAAAATTGGCAAAGCTCGTCCAGGGCTTGTAAAATTTATGGAAATTGCAATGAAGCGTTGGGAATTTACTAACCTTGGTTCGTTCGGTGTTAGGCAAATGAATAATCCGAAGGCTGATCCCAATGATCCAAAATGGCTGTCTGTTCATGCAACTGGGCGTGCATGTGATTTAGGGTACAAAGATCGCGCTAAAGCTGAAGAAGCATGGAATTTTTTAATTGCTAACACTGAAGCTTTGGGAATTGAGGAAATTCATGATTACGCTTATGATGATAATGTTAATGATAAGCAGCTTGGCTGGGGAAGAGGCTACCGTTGCTCTCGCGGTGAAGGAAATAAGGGCGTTAAGATTTATAATTCCCAAGATAATGCCGGGTCACAAGGCGGTAAGTGGATCCATGTAGAACTTTCTCCAGCAATGGCAGATGATGAAAGAAAATTTGTTGCTGCTTGGAAGGCTATTCCGAAGTAGGGGAAATGGAAGATTTAGAGAAATCAAGAACAAAAAGCTGCACTTGCGGTTGTAGTTGCACAGACCAGTGCGATTGCGGCTGCGAAGATTGCGATTGCTAAAGAGGTTTAAATGCCAGGAGAAAGAGATATTAGTATTTATGCTGGGGATACGTATGCTCATGAACTGAGAATACGTAGTTCTTCTAATACAGTTATTAATATTTCATCTCGTACCTATTCTGGCAAAATAAAAATAGCAAGAGCCTCGGAAGATATTGTAGCTACCTTTACAGCAGCAATAACTGATGGTGCAAATGGTGTTGTATTATTTTCATTATCTTCCGCTAATACTGCAAATATAACTTCTGGAACATATTATTATGATTTTCAAGAAGACAATGTTGGAGTAGTAACAACATTGCTTACGGGCAGAGCGGTGGTTAAGGCACAGGTCGGATAATGTCTGCAGAAATGACGACCGTTGTAATATCCAACCAAGATATTACTCAAATCAATATAAGCAATACATCTGTTACATCTATTAATTCTGGAACAGCCGATACTACTATTTTGGTAGCAGCACCTGCTACAATAAATGGTGCAACATTAAGTTTAAGCAATGCAAATCCAGTTGATGTCGCAAGAGTCGCCAACTCTGGAATAAGCAATTTAGTTAGCAGAGCAGATCACACACACTCTGCAGCTAATCTGTTGCTGGATGGAGGAAATTATTAATGGCAAATACAATTAGAATTAAGAGAAGATCATCTGCTGGTGCAGCTGGTGCGCCATCTTCCCTTGAAAATGCAGAACTTGCATACAATGAAGCAGACGATACGCTTTATTATGGAAAAGGAACTGGCGGCGTTGGCGGAACAGCGACAAGTGTTGAGGCAATTGGTGGTTCTGGTGCCTATGTTACAAAGGGTACTACACAAACACTAACGGGCGATAAAACATTCAGTGGTGTTGTTATTGTTCCAACACCAACTGCAAATACACATGCCGCTACGAAACTTTATGTTGACGGGGCAATTTCTAACGTAACCTTAAGTGGAACAGCAAATCAAATAAGTGTTGCTGGTACAACAATATCTCTTGCATCAAATGTTATAACTCCAGGTGACTTAACAGTTACAGGAGATTTAACAGTCCAAGGAAATACAACGACATTAAATACCGCAACTCTCGTCGTAGAGGATAAGAACATTGTTCTTGCAAATGTTTCTAGCCCAACAGATACAACAGCAGATGGTGCTGGCATATCTGTTCTTGGTGCAACTACAAAGACATTAAATTGGGTTGATTCAACTGATGCTTGGACATCATCTGAGCATTTCAATTTGGTTTCTGGAAAATCTTTTTATATCAATGGTGTTGCTGTATTGAGTTCAACAACTCTTGGTTCGAATGTTACTGGTTCAAGCCTTACATCTGTTGGAACAATAGCAACTGGTGTATGGCAAGGAACAGCGGTTGCCATTGCCTATGGTGGTACAGGTGCAACAACTGCTACAAATGCAAGAACCAACCTTGGATTAGCAATTGGAACAGATGTTCAGGCATATAGCGCACAGCTTGCTGCTCTTGCTGCAAACACTGCAACTATTGATGGTGGTACATTCTAAAGGAGCATAAATGCCCAATACAATAAAGATTAAAAATTCTGGGACAGCTGGCAACGTTCCCGCCTCTCTACAGTACGGAGAGTTAGCTATTAACTATGCTGATGAAAAAATATATTATAAAGATAGTTCAAATAATATAAAAAATATAAGTATGATGGACTTATCGGTTATGATTTATATGGGAATAGATTAATAAAATTAGAGGTTTGAAATGGATCAAGTGAAAATAAATACAAATAAAACATTAACATTGACTTTACCATCTGATCCAACTTCAAACGCTGTCTCTGTATCTTTGTATCATGAGTTTGGTGATCTTGTTTCTGGTCCAACAGCGGCAACCAGAGTGTCTTCAGGTGTTTATACAATAACCTACGGACAGCAGAACAGCGGTGAATACATTTTAAATTCGGCGGGGCTATACCGTGCAGAATTCTCTTTTTCTATCTCTGGAACGTCATATACGAGGTCTCAGACGTTTTTTGTCTATACGCCCTATGCGACATCGGCAGACTTTTTCACTCTTTACCCCGAACTTCAAGAATCTTTTGGATCTATTTTTGATATTCATGAAAAAAGAATTAGAAATGTAATAAACACATATTGTGGTCAAAATTTTTATTATTATCCCGATAAAACGTTAATTCTTGATGGAAATAATCATGAAAATCTTCATTTGCCAATTCCAATTTTAAGTATTAAAAAAGTTACAATAAATCCAGGCGATGATGACCAAGAGATTTTGCATGATGTAACAGATCCTACTTTGAATAATATTGAAAAAGTAAGACAGCCGTTAAACTTTCAAGCATCTTACTATATTAGATATACAAATAAATCGGCTAGAAGAGACTACGATGCATACGATTACAGGAATGATAGACTCTATCCAGCAAGAAAATTTCACCCAAAATCAGATTTTAAAATAGAAGGAGATTTTGGGTGGGAGTATGTTCCAGAAAATGTGAATCAAGCAGCAATACTTCTTTTGGCTGATTCAATGAATGATGACTCAGAATATAGAAGACACGGAATCCATTCAATGGATATGGATGTTGTAAAAATTCAAACAAAAGATTCATTTTATGAATCTACTGGCAATATTGATGCTGATGTTCTTTTAATGGATTACACATTATTTGTGATGGATTATGTGGTCTGATGAGCTACAAAAGCTATTTAAGATTTATTCATACGGCTGAAGTCTATAATAAAATAACCACGATAAGCCCAGCTGGACAAAAAACATTTAGCTTTGAACTGCTAAGCACTATCCCAATGTATTTGCAGTCCCCAAGTGCTCAAACAACTGGCGGAGACAAAAGACTTGTCCCATACCAAGAATTTATAGCGATACATGAAATGATTGTTCCAGCAATGTATCAGTCTTCTAT